GAGCGGATCGACACGCTGGAGCAACGGCTTAGTGACCTCGAAGCCCAGATCCAGTAACGATGCACGAACTCTCACAGTACACGTCAGAACTCCCGACGGTCGACGACTGGCTCGCGGGGGACGACCGCGCGCTCGTGTTCCAGGTCGTGGACGGCGACGGCACCGCGGTGGACATCACGGGTGCGACAGTGGAGTGGGGGCTGTTCGAGCGCCCGTACGAGTCGGACGCGAGCGTGGCCGTGCTCTCGGGGGCCGACAGTGGCGTCGAACTCGTGACGGACAGTCGGGTGAACCTCGAAGCAGGCGTGTGGGAGGTGCGGGTGGACGGTGACGCGACCGACGCGTTGTGGGGGGAGTACTACCAACGGCCCCGCGTCGAGCAGACGGACGGGAGCGTCGCGTCGTGGCGACCGCGAACGAGTGGGTGTCGCGCGGCGGCGTGAACATGTCGTCGAATCCGATCTCGAACGTGTCAACGCTCGGAGCACAGACGGTTGAGGCAGAGCAGAGAACACTCGCCGGAGAGACACGCGAACGCGTTGCTGGTCCGACGGACTTCGCGGGAGGAACCTTCGATGTGTCTGGACTGGAATCGTTCGACCGTATCGAGGTGATCTTCCGAGCGGAAGGAGACGACAACCCGTCCGAGATCCATCTCCAGATCAACAACGACACGTCGTCCAGCTACGAGTACCGCGAGTTCGACGGCGGGTCACTCCAGACGACGACAGGAGATACTAAAATCCGTGTGGCCGATGTCGGGGACTTTCATCAAGTCTCCGGCCGACTCATCTTGTACGACGCGTTTAGTGTCCGCGAGAGCCCGGCCGTCACCGCGGAGATCGGATCGTTAGTCTCTCTACGAACGCTTGAGAGTGGCTACCGCCAGACATTTGACGAGACAAGCTCGCTCCAGCTAATCAACACGAACGGCAATGCGGCCGAGGCAACCGCGACGGTCTGGGGCATCACTGATTTTTAAGAAACTCGACTCTGGCGGGTGTTGTCAAGAAAAGAACACCGCGACCCGAGTCACTCGCTCGGGGTCGCCGTCCGGACAGTCCCCTCGCCACCGACCTCGGCGACGAGCATGTTGTCCTGTGGATGCGTGACAGTGATCGTCACGTCGTCACTCGTCGTGTCCGAGACGAGTGCGGTGCCGTCGCTGTTCTGGACCTCGAAGCGGACGGTGACCGTCACGTCCCGTTCGACCGACTCGCCGACGCTCGGCGCGAAGTCACTCGCGCGCCACGAGTCGCTGTCGGTCACGCGCGCCGTCACACTCGTCTCGCCGGACAGCGTCGTGCGATCCGTCCGAAGATCCGTTGTCGCGACGCGGTCGCCGCCGATCTTGACGACGAACACGAGCTCGCTCACGGCCTCGGTGCCGGCGTCGTAGTCGTACCAGAGCGTCAGGTCCACGACCGGGACGACCGACTCGCTCTCGAACGACGTGTCCGGGATGGACAACGCGTCGACGCTCACGCGGGCGTGCGTCGGCTCACTCGCCCACACGAGGCCGCCGACGCCGACGAGTCCGACACCGCTCCCGGCGAGCAGGCGACGCCGTGACAGGTGCTGTACCACTGACTCGACCCGCTGACTGTCGTCTGGCATAGCGCATCGGCCGCCGCCCCACCACGGACGACGACACTGGTGTGTAGTGTGTCGGGTGACATAACCCCAGCGACACCGGCAGTCACGACCGGAGTTGCTCGATCAAGTCCTCAATCCCGGCGAGTTCCTCGCGCACCGTCTCCTCGTCCCCGCGCGCGAGCGCCTGCCGGGCCGTCCGCGTGCGTTCCTGGAGCCGGTCGGCCTTGAACAGCAGCAGGCGAATCGTCTCGGGGTCCACGTCGCCGTCCAACGCCGTGTCGACCTGCAGCAGTTCGTGCACGCGCTGGTAGAGTGGCTTCGTCCGCGGGATCGTCGCCTTCCACGCCGCCCAGTCGTCGGTGGGGACCGCGATCTGGTAGTGTGTCGTCGGTTCGCCCTCGTCAGTTTGGTACTCCTTGGCACGCGTACCGACCATACGCGCACTTCGACACGCCGCCGGAAGTACCCCCCGGCTGCCACCGACGGGTTTATTGTGTCAGGTGACATAACGTTGGGTATGCCACTGGAGTGCAAACGCGACGGCTGTCGCTGTGCGGTGACGATGGTGGACGACAACGGCGTGACCGACCTCTCCGAGACGCGGGTCGAGCACTACGAGTGTGGAGACGGCCACAGGTTCCAGACGGTCCTATCGTGACCGGGAAGTCGTACTGGGACAAGGGCGACGAGATCGAGACGCGCCTCTACCAGGCCCACCTCGTCCAGCAGAGTGGTGTCGGGCCGGACGAGTTCGTCGCGGCGTGGCAGGCGCTGCACGGCTGGGAGTCGTGACGCGGCTCCCCTCCGCGGATGGGGCGTGGGACGCGGGCGCGACGGCGCGTGCCGTCGTGGTCGCGTCCGGCGTCCACGCTGGAGACATCGATGACGAACCCAACTGCCGATCCGGTGCTCGGTGACGTGGCACTCGACCTCGCGCAAGGTCGGCCCGTCCACGTGATCGACGACCCGGACCTGACGGTCGACGAGTGGAGCGCACAGAACAACTACGACCTGCTGGAGAACTACGGGAACCGCCGCCTCGGCACGACCGAGGGCGACCGCGTCTACGACGTGGTCTACTGTTCGTCCGCGAAAAGCGAGCCCTCGCGGTCGTACTCGATGCCGGGGTCGCGACTGCTCCGTGTCGAGACGGAGGCCGCGGACGGCGGGCGGCCGGCGGGCGAGCGGGCGCGCCGCGAGGCGCTCGTGGACGTGTTCGCGACGCTGTTCGCGAACGGGCGCGAGCACCGCGTGGACCCGCTCGCCGACGAACTCGCGGACAAGAGCTTCACGCCCGGCCTCGTGGACGAGGCTGTCGAACTCGCGGACGTGGCGGCGACGATCGGAGGTGGCAACGATGGGTAAGCGCGCGACGCTGTTCAAGTGTCACGACTGTTCGAACCGGTTCTGGGAGTGGTTCGAGCATCTTCGTCGCGAGGAGTTGATCGAGTGGTGCGAAGAGACGACCTGTCCGGAGTGTGACTCCGACAACTGGGAGATGACCGACACGAGCGAGTTCGCCGGGGCAGCCGTCTACGGCGACGAGGGGTATCCGAAGCCGCTCACCGGCGTTAACTCGATCCCCGAGCTCCGTCAGGTGCTCGGGATCGCCGATCACGAAGAGCGTCTCCGTGCACTGGAGAGAGGTGACGGCGCGTGACCACCGTCTACACCGTCCACGAGCCGGACGGCGCGACACGCGAAATTACCGACACCGAGCGGGCGGCCCGGCTCTCGCGGATGGGCCTTCGCGTCACGGGGGCGGTCCGATGACCGACGAGGGCGACGGCGTCACGGTGGACCGCGACCCGGACGACGAGCAAGTTGTCCTGCAGACGACGTTCCGGCCCATCGGGACCGACCTGCGTCGACGCGTCCGGTACGTCGCGCATCCGGGCGAGGGCAAGCGACTCGAACGGATCAAGGAGACCGAGACCGAGGCGGGGCACTGGCGGCCCGCGGGCTCGGAGACGGTCACGTCGCTCGCGATGGAGTTCGGCGACGAACCCGAGCAGGAGGCGACCGATGAGTAGCGGGAGCGAGTTCCGCGAAGACGTACGGCGGGTCGTCCGCCAGCACGACCCCGCCGCCGACGAGCTCCGGACGCTCGCGTCGGATCTCGAGGACCTCGCGGATCGGTACGAGCGGCAGGACGAGATCCTCTGACGGGGCCCCCGTCAGGCTGTTCTTCGGACGATAGTCACCGAGCGACGAGTGACGAGTGAAGAGAAACGCGTGAGCGGTGCGTCGTCAGACCGCCCGCCAGCCACTCCCCGATGGCGAGTAGATGTCGCCGCGGTCCTTCAGCGTCTCCAGTTCGTCTTCGGCCTTGTCCGGATCGAGCCCGCGTTCGCTCGCGAGCGCTCGGACGGAGTCGGTCGTCGGGTCGCCGTCCGCGTCGCGAATGATCTCTTCGACGATGTCCTTCCGCTCCTGCTGTGAGAGCGAGCCGGGCGAGACCTGGTGCGTCGCGTCGAACCGGTCGCCGTCCCAGTTCTGTTTGATCAACCGCTTCGCGAGGGTCTTCGCCCGCTCCACGTCGGCGGGCGCGACTTCGTCGCGGAGGTGACAGCGCGCGAACGCGATGGCGAGTCGACACGCCGTCGCGAGTTCCCGGACGGTCGCCGGGACCGGCATGTTCGACCCCTCGTCGTCGCCCGCGAAGTCGTGATTGAGTTGCCGGACCTCCTCGGCGTACCACTCCTGGAGCGTCTCGAACTGCTCGTACCGGAGGATGGGCTGGACGTGATCCCACGCGTACTGGACCCACGCGCGGCCGACGGCCGGCGGGACCGGGCGGTCCAACTGCTCGCGTTCGTCGCGGTCGCCGTGCGCGATCTCCATCGCCTCCGTCAGCGCCTCGCCGAACGCCCCCGCGATGGCGGCGTCCGTCTCCTCGTCGGCGGCGTCCTGCATCGTCACGATCCCGTCGAATCGGGACAACAGCGACGGCGGCATGTCGAGTTGCTCGGCGACCGGAACGGTCGGGTCGAACCGCCCGTCAACGGGGTTCCCCATCGCCAGCAGCGAGGTGCGCGATTCGTACGTCGCCGACTGGCCGGCCTTCTCCACGTCCACGACCTGACTGCCCTCCAGCGCGTCGTTCATCGCCTCGAGGTCGTCCGGCCCCTTGTCCAGTTCGTCGATCGCGAGGTGTCCCGGTGACGCGCGGGGGAGCAGGCCGGGCTGGATCGTCCACTGCCCGTCGCCGAAGTCGTCCTTTACCGCCGCCGCCGTGAGTCCCACGTCACTCGACAGTGCCGTCGCGGACTTCGTGATCATCTTCGGGCTGTAGAGTTCCAGCGCGTCGGCGAACGCGCTCTTGCCCATCCCGTAGTCGGTGACGAGGAGCATGTGCAGGTCGCCGCGGTAGGTCGGTCCCTGCTCGATGTCGATCCGCGGCGCGCCGAAGAGGTACCCGACGGCGAACTCCAGCGCCGCCTCCCACGCCTCCGTCGTGTAGTGTTCCGGGACGATCGAGGCGGCGAACAGGTCGACGGCGTCGTCGCGCGCGGCGAGCTCCTCGAACGTCTCGCGGTGGGCGGCCACGTCTACGTCCTCGGTGTCGCGGTCGAACGAGATCGCGCGCACGTCCAGTTGGTGGTCGAACAGCAGTTCGTTTTCGCCGCGGCCGGTCTTCTGGACGCGCTCGACGATCCCGTAGACCGTGACCGGCTCGCCGCCGCGCGCGAGCAGACCGCCGTCGCCGCCGTAGTCGATCAGGTCGTCCAGCACGTAGCCGTCGATACTCGCGTCGCCGTCACTGCCGGGTGCGCCCTGGACGCGGAGTTGCGCGTAGTCGCGCCACTCCGTGCCGTCGTGGTCGGGCAGGACCGTGAACGGTCCCTGTCGCTCGCACCCCTGACACTCACGGGGTTCGGTCAACTCCTTCGTCGAGATGTCCTGCGGCAGGTACGTCGTCGTCCCGCACCGCTCACACTCGAACGTGACCTGCGTGGGGGCGTCGGACGTGGTCGTGACGCGGTCCAGCACGCCCTCAACGGCGATGTACTCCCCGCCCTGCTCGTTCCGGAGGTCGGTCGGCGTGTAGGTGTGTTCGTCCGGGAGCCCGTGGACCCGCACCGGGACGGCGTCGGGTTGCGTCGGGAGGTCCGCCCCCGCCTCCGGCACCGCCGCCGAGAGCGTGTCGAGTGTCGTCCGGGGGTTCTCGCGGAGGCGCTCCGTCCAGTCGGGGTCGAACCGGAACAGGTCGTCGTACGCGACCCACAGCGCCGGGTGCTCGGTCGGGTCACGGGCAACGGCCGCGATCTCGTCCTCGTAGTAGCGGCAGAGGAACGTCGCCGCCTCCGCCACGCGATCCGTCGTGTCTGTCGTCGTGTCTCGTCGTGACTGCATGTGTGGTGTGGTGTGTGTGTGGTGTGTATGTGGTGATGTACATTTGTACATTGGAATGTACAGATGTACATCGTACCGTGTCGGTACGGGTGGTCCGTCAGAGTCGGTCGATCAACTCCGTGGGCGTGATGCCGACGCGGTCGGCCCACCGCTGGATGGCGGGGTTGTCCGGTTCCCGCGGCGTGTCCGAGAGGGCGTCGCGGGCGGCTTCGAGTTGCTGGTCACGCCCGTCGTGGTCTTCCAGCAGCGACTCCAGCCGTTCGAGTCGCTGCCGTTCATCCGCGATCTCGCGTTCCCGCTCGTTGATCTCGTGTTCCAGCGTCTGGATGCGTTCCTCCCGTTCCTCGATCCGGCGCTCGATAGCGGCCGTCGGCGCGGTGGCGAACTCGCTGCGGAGCGACGCCTCGACGATCTCACGGATCGTCCGGGGGTCGGACTTCAGCCGCTCCTTCAGCTTGGCGTCAATCTCGGCGACGACGCGCTCCGTGTCGTCGGTCACCGTCCGTCACCTCCCGTGATCGGGACGATAAAGCCGTCCTGTCGGAGCTCGTACTCGCGGCCGGACGCGACGTGTCGGAGCGTGATCGGTTCGGTACCCCAGTCGTCGTACGTCTCGACCGAGAGTTCCCAGATCAGCTCGGCGTCGTCGAAGTCGCACACCTGGACCGTGTGTGGTGCCCACCCGTCCGCGTGTCGCTGCAGATCGTCGGCGTCGTAGAACGACTGGCACGCGACACAGATCACGTCGGCGCGCTCGCCACCCCACTCGGTGTGGTACTCCTCGGCGTGTCCTTCGGGACACTCGCGACGGGGCATCACTCACCACCTCCCTCGATGAGATCCGCGCGCCCGATCCGGCGGAGCTTCGCGTGACCGTCAAGCACCGTCCCGTTGGGCTCGCGTTCGACCGGCGCGTCGAACTCGTGGCCGCACTCGCACACCCAGTCCGCGCTCGCGGGACCGGCGAGGTTCCCGCCGACGCGTCGCTCGATGGACGACGAGTCACACGACGGGCACGCGCGGACGGTGTCGCTCACAGTCGCACCTCCCGGTCGTACGCGGCGTCAAGCACGTCGTCGATCTCGTCCTCGGCGCGGACGAACCGCTCGCGCGCCTCCTCGACCGACACGTCGCCGTACCACAAGAGGCGGTAATCGATGTACCCGGCTCGGATGTGGTCGTGAGACTCGTCGGGGTGTCCGACCTGTTCCTGGCCCATAAAGCAGTGATGGCAGGCCTTCGTGCCCCTCGCCGTCCGTCGCGCGAGCCACGTGTTGTCGCAGTTCCAACACGAGCGACGCTCGTAGTCGGGGTGGATCTCCCGCACGTCAACGTACCGGTCGGCACCGTCACTCATTGCCGTCCACCTCCGTCGTCCACGGTTCGGGGAGCGTCGCGGCGACGCGGACGGCCTCGGTGTCGTGGTCACACGCCAACTGCAACCGTCCGTTCCCGTCGCGTTCGAGCACGGGCGTGGTCTCGCACTCGACACAGGGCGTCGTCGCCAGCTCCCACGTCTCGGGCACGATCGTCTCGGGGCGCACCGTGATCCCGCGACAGTCACACCCGACGTGCGTCCCGCCGACGCGGCGGCGCTTGAACTCGATCCGACTCTCACACTCCGTACACCGGAGCGGGGTCGCGTCCGTCACGCGTCGTCACCTCTCACGGTAAAGGCAGTAAGCGTCTCCCCACGCTGTTCGTGGAGCAGCCGTTTTCGCGTGTTCCAGCAGTCTGGATGGTATGCAGTCGCCGGATCACGGACGGGCGACACGTCGTTCAGCTTCCCCGCCTCCTCCTCAAGCGTCACGACTTGCTCGTCCCCCTGCAGCGGGACCCCGCACCACGGGCACACCTCGCCGTGGTACATCGCACCGATGCTCTGCGCGTCGACGTGGAGGTCCGGATAGTCGTCCACGCCAGCGCCGTCGTGCGTGAGGGGCGGCCACGGGTACGGCCCGTACTCGCGCTTCGGACCGCAGTTCGGGATACACTCGGGCCAGTTCTCCTTTCGCAGGTACGCGCTCTCGCGCGACTCGTATGTGGCGTCGTCTGGCATAGGTCATCACAGACACGTCGCTCTCCGGGAGGCTTATCCCGCGGAGCGTCCTACAGAAGACCACTGGCAGGCGGCCTTCTGCGTGCGTGTCTACCCGACGTAGTGGCCACACCGGCAAAAAGCCCCCGTCCCCACCGCTTCCGGTAGGTTTATGTCACCCGACACACTACACGGCAGTGTCGGCGCGACGCCGACGCATCGGCCGACGACTCCAACCCACCACGACAGTGACAGTCTGTGCGCGCGACGACGGGGTCGGTCCATCCCCCGTCGTCACTTCGGGTCGCCTGCGGAGAGGCACGGGACACGGCGCAGCTTGCATACAGCCATTGGCGGAACGGAACGCAGATCCGGACTTCGGCCTTCGGCGCTCCCCCGTGCTGCACCCGGTTCGACTCCGGGACGGCCCACTCGCCGTGAGGCGTTGCCCCGAGGCACTGGGGGACGGTGGACGCGTCCCGCAATCCGTCCAACCTCGGCACGAGAGTCACAGGGTTCCTCACGGCACCCTGGCCTCCCGCTATGGTACCTTTCGGATCGGTAGCTCAGTCAGGCAGAGCTCACGTCAGTCAGGTGCGCTCAAGAGGTGTGCCGGCGGCGTCGCCGCCGCCGGGATCGTGCCTCACGGGTCGCTCCCGGACGGTCACCACTGGCCCACAGCGCGACGGTTCAAATCCGTCCCGATCCACTTGCCGATGACCCGTCGGGCGTCTCGCAGCGTGGACGACCATCCCCCTGACCGGTAGACGACCCCGATGGCAGTAGCCTACCCGACGGCGAGGCCGCCACTCATCGTTCATCCTGTCCCTCGACGCCGCCGAGCAGCGCGCGCCGAGCTCACTCGCGGCGACAGCGCGTCCACACCGACCACACGGGCACGACCAACAGCCACAGCCCGGCCGCGAGCGGGAGCACCACGTCGGTCGTAACGAGCAGCGGCGCGTGCCACCACGAGCCCCCCGCCCCCTCCGCCAACACGCCGAAGCGCGAGATATACGTCGCGACGATCACCACCGCCGCGACGAGATCGTTCGTCGGCGGGACGACCCCGCTGTCACCGGACTCGTCACCCATCGGCCCCACCTCCACCACCGTCGCCGTCGTCGCCACTCTGACTCTCGCCGTCCCCGCCCGAGTCGTCGAACTGGAACTCGATCCCCGCGAAGTTGTTGATCTCGATCCCCCACATCCGCCCGAGCAGGACGCCGACGACGACGCGGATGAACACGAACTGGTCGGGAAGCCGCGCGACGCCGAACCCCGCACCGACCTCGAGGACGCCCCACACGAGCACGACGAGGATCGTCAGCAGCTTCCGGCCGTGGCTGTTGCCGTCGTGGAACACGAGCGTGAGTAGGAGACAGTACGCCTCGGCGACGACGCGACCCTGCGGGTCATCCCGCCACCGCCGTCTGAGTGCATCCGGAGAGGGTTGCATCTACGTCGCGTTACGTGTAGACTCCCGTGAGTGTTCGGGGTCGCACGCAGTGCCACACCCTTTTCCTCACCGCCAGCGAACACGGGCGTATGAGTCGCCACCGCACACTCGTCGCGGTCACGGCCATCGTCGGGCTCGTGATCTACGGTGTCGTCTACGTCACGCAGTCGCCGGAGATCGATCCCGGACTCGTCGCGACGATTGCCGCCGGGATCGCGGGCGTCGGCGGGTACGAACTCCGCGAGCGCGGGAAGACGCGCCGTCGCCGGGAGGCGGAGGACGTATGAGCGTCGTCGAGACGCTGGCGGCGTCGCCCCTCCTCGTACTCGGGCTCGCCGTCGTCCTTCGTGCCGTCGTCGCGTGGCAACACGAGGTGACGTGGCCGGAGTACCGCACGCTCCACGGACTCCGTCGGCTCGTGTTCCCCCGCCTCGACCGGCTCGAACCGTTCGGCTTCCGGCTGTTCACCACCGAGAAGGGCGGCCGAGACGACCCCGAGTTCCTCCGGACGGTCGCGACGGACGTGCGGGCGACGGCCTGCCGCCTCCCGCCGACGCCACCTCGCCGTGGCGGTGTCCCGACTGTCACGACGACCCCATCCCTGCGTTCGTCGGCGACGCGACCGGACTCGATGCACCCGAGCCCGTCCGGTGCCGGGAGTGTGGCCGCCGCCCGCGGCAGTGACGCCCCGGACCGAGGGGCTTAGTATGTCACGCGACATATGTCTCGTCGTGATGGACATCAAGGTCGATCCGGAGGACTGGGCGATGGGCACGGCGGCGCTCACCGACGACGCGCACGCGAACCGCATCCGGAAGTGCATCCGTGAGGAGTACCTGCTCGCGGCCGTCCGGTACGAGGCGACGCGGCGGGTCACACGGCAGGATCGGGTCGCCCGAATCAACCAGCGTCTCGCGACCATCCGGGAGTACGACCTGTGAGCGACCGCTCGAAACCCGATCCCGACGAGCCGTGGCGGTACGTCTGTCCCGACTGTGGCCGACAGGTGCACCGCCAGCCGTCGACGACGCGCTACCGCTGTCACCACTGCGGCGAGTCGTTCGCGTTCGACGCCCTCCGCGACAAAGCGCGCGACCCGCGGTGACGCCGTCCGAAACCCTTAGTCCGTCAGGTGACATATCGCCAGTCGTGACTCACCACGAGGACAACCGTTCGATCCAACTGCAGCCGGAGACCTACAGTCGTCTCAAGGCGCTTCGGCGACCGACGGAGACGAACACGGCCGCCGTGCTTCGTGCGATGGACGCGCTCGCCCGTCGCCAGGCCCTGCCGACGCCGGTCGTCGCGCGGATGGACTCCACCCCCTCCGACTTCGACTTCAACCGGCCGGCCGACGACGCGAGCGCGAACTCGTACCGGATTCGCGAGGAGGCGTACGAGCGCCTCGCCGCCGAGCAGACGGACGGCGACGACTCGCTGTCGGACGTACTCGACCGCGCCCTGGACGCCCTCCAGCGGGAGGCGGACCTGTGTCTCGCCGTCAACGAGGTCGTCCACGGCGACGCCGCGGAGGTACAGGAGGCGTGACGATGGCCGACGACTTCGACGACCTCCCGCAACCCGACTTCGAGGGCACCGTCGCCACGGACGCGCTTCACACGGACGGCGACAACCCCAACGAAATGACCGACGAACAGCTCGGGCTGCTGTGCGACCGGATGCGGACTCGGGGCTGGCTGGGCGGACCGATCATCGCAGACACTGATGGGCTTATCGCCGACGGAGAGCACCGACTCAAAGCAGCAGATGAGATTGGTCTCTCCGAAGTGCCAGTAATACAACTCGATGTTTCTGACACCGAGCGTCGCCTCATTCGGCAGGAACTGAATAAAATTCGCGGGGGCCATAACCGTGACCGAGACGCATTAGAATTCGACCGAATCTTATCGGATGGTCATGCTGACGAACTCGAAGAACTGATAGCGACGACAGAGCAAAATCTCGAAGAACTACTAAATGACATCGATCACGGATCGGGTGAATTCACCGAATCGGTAGAACCAGCAAACGATCCGAACGAGGAATGGTCCGAATCTGGAACTGTCCGCGATACGAACGAGGACTTGTCACCAGAACACACAGTCACTGTCAATCTCCGAAACGACGACGACCTCAGAGAATTTGAGGAACTGATCGGACAAGAAGTCTCGGCGGAGCACCACAATACAGTCTGGTACCCGCCTGCCGACGAACTTGATGCCTCCGACTCTGTCGCGGTCGGTGATGTCGATGAGTAATACCCAACCACTGTTTCCAATCTACGTCGTCTCTCACAATCGTGCCGAGAACTGCCGAACCCCGCGCTATCTGCGCGACATTGGAGTGTCATTTTCTATCGTTATCGAAAAAGACGACTATGACAGCTACCGAGATTACTTCGACGCGGATCGACTCCTCACAGTCCCACAGCGCTACCACGACGACTATGAGACGTACGACGATCTTGGAGACAAGAAACCAAATGGCCCTGGTCCAGCTCGAAACTTTGCGTGGGACCATGCCGAAGATGCAGGCCACGACTTCCACTGGGTTATGGACGATAATATCTCGTATTTTCTGTACTACGTAGACAACCACGAAGTAAAGGCGGGCGACGGGACCGTACTCCGTGCGATGGAAGACTTTGTTCGGCAGTACAAGAACATCTCAATGGCTGGGCCACGCTACGAAATGTTCAACATCAAACGTGAGAAACGACCTCCGATCACCGCGAATACGAGAATCTACTCGTGCAACTTGATCCGGAACGACACGGGATACGAGTGGAAAGGTCGCTACAACGAAGATACAGACCTCTCGCTTCGGATGCTCAAAGACGGTTGGTGTACTGTCCTGTTCGGGCTTCTCCTCCAAAAGAAGCGAACGACGCAAACCTACAGTGGCGGCAATACCGAGAACTTCTACAGTTCTGAAGGGACGTACAACAAGTCGAAGATGCTGAAAGAACAGCACCCTGATGTGACGACACTCACGAAGAAGTGGGGGCGCTGGCACCACCGTGTGAACTACCGACCGTTTAAGGGTAATGAGCTTAGAAAAAAAGACGGTCCTCCAGAGAGCGGTAACTATAATCTATCAGTAGTTCCGAGGGACAACCATGACTGACTCTAAAGACATCTGCGGCGAACCGACGGTTGACGGAACGCCGTGCCAGCGCTCGGAGGGCTTCGGAACCAACCGCGACAGCGGTCCATGCATGGATCACGAGCAGGAGCGCCCCGTGCTACGGAAGTTCACATCACAGCGCCGCGAGCGGATCATCGGCGCGGCCAGCAGCGGGGCGTTCAAGAAACACATCGCGCAAATGGCCGAGATTGACCCGGATACACTCGAACGGTGGCTCCAGATGGGTGAGGAGGACGAACAGAACGGTCTCGATACCAAACTTGCCGAGTTCTATACGGACTGGCAACGTGCGCGCGGCGCTGGGGCACTCCAAACCCTCCAGAACGTGTCCGACGAGTTCCTCGCTGAACGGGCGTACGGCTATACCAAAACCGAGACCCGAAAGCACGATGTAGAGGAGGGCGGCAAAATGGACGTAACGATCCAGCGCGAGGCCACGGATGAGCACTAAAGTCAAACTCGGCGGCGAGTACTGGGACGCCCAACTCCGGACGTTCGACGCGCTCGACTCCGGCGACTACGACCTCGTGGTGTTCCGCGTCGGCTACGCCGGGGGCAAGACGATCACGGGGTGCGACTGGATCCACCAGACGGCAGTGCAGGTGCCGGAGTCGGACAACCTCGTGATGGCCCCGGACTACGCCAAGGGCGGCCCGGCCACGTTCAAGACGTTCTTCGAGCGCCTCCCTGGCGAGAACACCGTCCCGGACCAAGGCGGCGACCCGGAGCACAGCCCCATCGTCGCGAACTACCACGACGTGAAGCGGCGGCTCACGTACGCGAACGGCAGCGTCACGCGGCTCGGCAGCGCGGACAAGTGGAACCGGTACGCCGGGTCGGAGTTCAACGCGATCTACTGCGACGAGCCGGCCCACTACGATAACACCGACCTGTACGACCTGACGGAGATGCTCACCTCCCGCCAGCGGACGCACGCCGGCCCGAACGTGATGCTGTGGACCTCGACCGGCGCGGGGTTCAACGACTACTACGACATCACGGAGCGACAGGTCGGCGCGGATGGCGAGTCGGAACTCCCGTGGGCCGACCGGATGCGCGTGATCGTCGGCGACTCGCGGAACAACCCGTTCCTGCCGGACGACGCCCGCGAGAAGCTGCGCCGACAGTTCGAGGGGACCGACCGCGAGTCGCAGGCCCTCGCCGGGGGCTTCGCCGCGCCGACGGGACTCGTGTATGATGACTTCTCACGACAACGCCACACGCGCAATCGCTCGGCCATTACTGAGCAATTAGACGGCGATTGGCGCGTGTACGGCTACGACCACGGGTGGGACGACCCGCGTGTCGTCCTCGAGATCGGCCGGACGCACTACGGGCAGTTGGTCGTACTGGACGAGTTCTATCGCGAGGGCGTCGAGTACCAGCGTGCCGTGGAGTGGCTGGCCGACCGCCCGACCGGCACCGTCTACGCCGAGCACGAACCCGAACACCAGCAGGCGTTCCGTCGCGCTGGGTTCGGCGTCGAACCCGCGACGAAGGACCTGGACGAGGGGATACCCGCCGTCCGCGACCGACTCGACTGGCGTGACGATCCCGAACAGCGGGCCGGGCTCCTCGTCGTGGACGACTGCGTGAACACCATCCGCGAGTTTCAGGACTACCAAGAAGAAGAGGTCGGCTCGGCGACCGCGGTCGACCACGCGATGGACGCGCTCCGGTACGCAGTGATGGGAGTTGATGGCGAGTCGCTGGATGGCGGGATGGAGGTCCTCGACTGGTAGCCTCGCCCCGTCCGGTACCTTCATGTGTCACACGACACAAGCACGAGTGTCGGCACCGACCGATCCGCCGCCAGTGCGCGTGGTCCGGTGGCACCGGACGCGACCACTCTGCACGCCCTGGCCTCGAAACGGTACGTCGTCGGAGTCGACGTAGTCTGACTCTGCCACGCCGTCCGCGCTTTTCTCGCGGGCGGCTACCCTTACCGTCCGCCGACCCGAACGCCTAACAGACGCGCCCACAGAGTCGTGGGTATGACAACGCAGTCGCTCATCGTTGGCGTCGCGACGGGGACCGGCACCGAGCGCGTGCCCGTCCGCGGCGACCGGACGGAGTGGACGCACGACGACACGCTCCTCGTGTTCGACGACGACACGCAGATCGCCGAGTTCCCCGCCGCGCAGTGGGTCGTCCGCGACGGCAACCTGGAGGGATGACGGATGGACTTCACCGACGACGCCCCGACCGACGACGCGACGGGTGACGGTGTCGCGACCGACGGCGCGACGGCGACCGTGGACGACGCGGACGGGTTGGAGGTGCCCCCGCCCGAGGTCGCGACGCCGGACGACGTGGAGCGGTACAACCTCGAGTTCGCGAAGGCGAACGGCACCGTCCCGGAGTTCCGCTCTCGACGCGCCACTGCCGAAGACGGTGAGGCGGCGTTCGCGAAACAGGACGACAGCGAACTCGCCCGGAACACGAAGCACCGCGCCGAGTTCCCGTGGTTGTCGGACCCGAGCCGCGGCGTCCGGTGGGACTTCGACCCCATCGCGCTCCGGAACCTCGCCCAGACCAACACGTGGGTCGGGATGCTCGTGCAGTCGATCACCAAAGAGATCGCCGAGACGCCGTGGACCATCGTCAACGCGGACGGCCGTACCGAGACCCAGAAGCGCCTCGCGACCCACCCCGACGAGCGAACGCCGGTCGGGAAGGCCGACGACACCGACGAACTCCCGGACGCGACGGCCGAGCGTATCCACGACCTCCTGCTGCGCCCGAACCCCGATCTGACGTGGCAGGACATGGTCGAGCAGTGGATGGCCGACCTGCTGGAGATCGGCTCGACCGCGACCGTGAAGGCGTTCCACCGCTCCGCGTACGGCAGGGAGAGTGGCGACGAGTTCGTCGCGGACCCGCAGACGGTCGAACCCCGCGCCCTCCAGCCGACCGCGCCGGAGGTATGGACCAAGGACTACCACGCCCGGACGGGACTCGTGGACGGCTACTGGCAGTTCGACGATCACCGCTCGCCCGGCTCGGGGTCGGTGGACGACACCACCGTGGGCTTCCGCGGCGGCGGGTCGCCGGACTTCTTCGACACCGCCGAGGTGATCTGGAGCGACATGAGCCCGCGGACGAACCGCCGGTACGGGATTCCGCCGACGCTGCTCGTCGAAGACTTCCTGCAGTCGCTGGATCTCGCCGTTACGCAGGAACAGCAGTACCTCTCGCGGGGGTCGATCCCGTCGGGCGCGTGGGTCTTCGAGCAGTGGGACCGCGAACAACTCCGCGAGCGTCGCCAGGTGATGGAGGAGAACGTGAAGGGGAAGCCGCACAAGTCGTTGATGTTCGCGGGCCAGGGCGGCGACGTGTCGTTCGAACCCATGTCGATGAACTTTCAGGAACTGGAGTTCACCGAGCGGATGAAGTGGTACGCTCGCGTCGTCGCGTCGGCGTTCCAGGTACCGACGGCCGTCGTCGGGATCGAACCCGAGCGGGTCAACTACAACACGTTCCAGGGGGAGCGGGAGAACTTCGAGTCGAACACGCTCGGGCCGTACCTCCAGAAGCTCGAACGGCTCATCAACCACGACTTCATCCATCCGCACTGGGGCGTCGGGTCGTACCGCTTCGAGTTCAAACCGGGGATGTCGGAGTCAACGCGGGCGATGATCTCCGAGCGCGTGACGCGGGAGTTCAACGCCGGGATTCGTCGCCGGAACGAGGCTCGCCGCGAGATCGGGCTCGGCGAAGTGGACGAGGAGTTCGACGGGTTCCAGGACGATGTCGTGGCGGATACCTCCGCCGAGGACGCCGAAGACGCGCTCGGCGAGCTCGTCGCGAGCGAGATCGACGGCGACACGGCCGACCCCACCGCGAAACAGGAGACGTTCGACGACTACCCCGACGCCGCGCGTGAGAACGCCCGGATGGCACTCGAAGCCCGCGAGGACACAGACAACCCGAACGACTGCGGCACCGACACCGGGTGGGCACGAGCGAACCAACTCGCCGACGGTGAACCGCTCTCCGAGGAGACGGTTCGCCGGATGGCGGCGTTCCGGCGCCACCAGGACAACGCCGAGATGGAGGATGACGAAGGGCGCGCCGACTGCGGGTGGATGATGTGGAAGGCGTGGGGTGGTGAGGAGGGCGTCGCGTGGGCCGAACGCACGGTCGAGCGGTTGGACAGCGACGACGGAGAGACGGCCCAGTCGCGCGGGGGCGAGACGGGAAACGGGCACGGCGGGACGGTGGCGAAGGACGAACCCCTCCGCGAGACTGACGCGTGGTACCAGTTCGACGTACAGCCGGGGATGATCGAGTCGCTCCAGGACGCCATCGCCGACGACGTACAGGCGCTGTTCGACCGCGTCGCCGAGGACGCCGAGGTGCAGCGGCTCATCGAGCGGCTCGCGGGCGACGAGACCGAGAAGTCGCTGGCGTCGCTCACGCGCCGGCTGGAGGAGATCTTCGACGAATCGGACGTGGCGGCCCGCATCAGCCGTGAACTCCGCGAGCAGACGGCGAGCGCGACCCGAGAGACCATCGAGGAGACGCTCGCCGAGGCCGCCGACGCGCCGGTAGAGACGGACATCGACGTGGCCGCCATCGAGGAGCGACTCGCCGACCGCGACGTGCGCTTCGCCGACCGCTTCGCCGACGAACTGCGGGAGACGATCCGCGACACCGTCGGCGACGGGTGGGCCGAGGGCAAGGGCACCCGGGAGATCGCCGAGGACATCGCCGAACAGGCGGACATCGAGTCGGGGTGGAGCGGCGCGGAGCGGATCGCCCGGCAGGAACTCCACATCGCGACGGGTGAGGCGCGCTCGGAGGTGGCGGCGGACCTCGACAAGGTGGAGGTGTGGCAGACGAGCGAGGACGACCGCGTCCGCCCCGCCCACGACGCGATGCAGGGGGCGTGGAAACACCCCGGCGACGAGTGGTCGGTAGACTACAGCGCCGAGGGCCGCGGCGTCCAGCAGGAGTCGGTGCCGGGCGACTCCGAACCGGGGATCGGCTGTCGATGTACGACGCTGCTCCGGGACCGTGAGACGGTCGAGCAGTCGGAGTACGCCGGGGTGTGAGTCTGATGGAAACTCATTAGTGGGTGTAGTCAGAACTGATGGGTATGGGAACGACACTCCCAATCGGCGAGCAGACACGTGAGCGTCTCGAAGACCTGCGGGGAGACGACTTCCGCAGTTGGGACGCCTTCGTGAACTTCCTCGCCGACGAACACGAGCGATACCAGGCACAGGTGAACGATCCGAACACTGCCGACATCGTCGCGCGGCTGGACCGCCTGGAGGACGGCGTCGCGACGGTCGAAGAGCGGACAGGCGAGATCGAGCGGACGCTCGAAGAGGTGACGCGGCGATGACGAGCGGCCGTGACCACCCGGTTGGGTCCGCACAGGAACGCCAGCAGGTCGTCGCCCGCTACCGCCGCGACGGGTACGCCGAGATCGACCGTACGGACGGCACCGTGACACTCCGGACGGTGTCACACGGCGGCCTGCTCGCGCACCTCGCGCTGTTCTTCACCGTCGGGTGGCTCACCCTCGGCGTCGCGAACCTCGTGTACGCCGTGAAGAAGCGCCGGGAGACACACGACGTGGTCCGAGTCGTCGAACAGTAACGTCACCCCGCGTCGGTTTTATCCCCGTGCCGGACAGACGACAGCGTATGACCGACGACTTCGGCGTGGACCTCGCGGGCGAGCTCACGGACTACCTCGTCGACGGCACCGACATCCCGGCAGCGGAGGCCACGTACTACGTCACGCTCTACGACGACACCGGCACCGAGTTGAACGGCGACCTGCAGAACGGGCGGGTCGCCGTCGCGAACGCGGGGTGGCAGGAGGTGGACGCGACGAGCTTCGAGAACGCCAACGAGATCGACTTCGGCGAGGTAACGGCGACCTCGAACATCACGGTGCAGGAGTTCGCGATCAAGGACGCAGACGACACCGACGCGAACAGCCGGGTGCTCGTCCGCGCGAACATCACCGACGCGCCGCAGATGTTTGCGCCCGACACGCGGGTGTTCTTCGCGGCGGGCGACCTCGACGTGGACATCCTGGAGTGACCCGTACCGATGGCGATCCTCACCATCGCGGACGGCGAGACGGTCACGGTCGCGGACGGCGAGACGCTCCGCGGCGGTCCCGTGCAACTGGAGGGCACGCTCGAACTGGAGGGGACGCTCCGCCCGAGCGAGGTGTCGAACCAGGCGACGGCCGACGCGGGGGCGACGGCGACCGGCGGGGCGAGTGGCGCGGGGGCGCTCACCTCCGGCGACTCCCGCACCATCGCGGACGGCGAGACCCTGACGGTCGGCGACGGCGAGACGGCCGATGGCGGCCCGCTCTACCTGGAGGGCACGCTCGAACTGGAGGGGACGTACCGCCCGGAGGCGACGACGCGGGCTGGCGTGACCGCGACGGCCGACACGAGCGGCGCGAAGGACATCGTCGCCGCCGCGGCGCTCGGGGTTGACGCCATCAACCCCGTGCTCCCCGGCGCGAAGAACATCGTCGTCGCGGCGGCCGCGGGCGTGACGGCGACGCCGGACGCGCGTGGCGCGAAGGACCTCGCTGGCGACGCGGCGCTGGGCGTGGCGGCGCTGTCGCCATTGGAGTCGTTCCGATCCCTCCGCCGGACGACCACCACCGCGGTGGACAACACTCGACGCGACGAGTTCGACGTGCAGGGGACCGGCGAGACGCCGGAGTGACGTGTGGGCACAGACTGTGCATTTGCCCATAACTGTTAAGTACCCGTGGGCACAAGAGTGTAGTATGGCAGAGCGCCAGACCGCAGACGACGACGCACAGACTGTCAGCGAGTTCATCCCGGCAGACGAGGTTCACAACGACGACCGGCCGATGCTCAAGACGCTCCAGGCCGTGGACGGTGGTGGGTTGGAGGTCGCTTCTCACGAGCCGTACGACGACACGGTGCTGAACCACGTGTACATCTGCGACGACTGCGGCGAGTCGTTCGACACGGAGGACGCCGCCAGTCACCACGTGCAGTACAATCACTGACTCAGTCGCGTAGTCGCTCTTTTCCCCGCACTGTCGCCCGCAACGCCTTTCTCGCCGCGGCTCCCGGACTCGAGTATGGTGATCCACTGTGCCCTTCGCGGGGTTCGATGATTTCGACGACTGCCTCGCGACGATGCAAGACGAAGAGGGCCACGACCGCGAGTCGGCCGAGAACATCTGCGGCGCGCTCCAGGCCGAGGCGAAGTCCGATCACGGCAACGTCGACGAACTCCGACGGGCGCTGGCGAACGGCTCCGGGCTCATCGCCGACGTGGGCGTGGATCTCGTCTCGGGCGTGGACGTGCCGGCCGTGGACAGCAAGTGGGTCATGACCAAGTCCGAGGACTGCGACGGGCACGACTACCGCGCCGACTCACGACTCGTGCTCGCGAAGGCGGACGACCGCGACGACGACCGCGACGAACGGATCTCGTACGCGGCGGCCATGATCCCGCGCGAGCCGGACAAGGAGGGCGACGTGGTCGCGACGCCGACGGTCGAGCAGGCGGCACGAGACTTCCTGAAGTCCGGCGGCGGCGTGGACACCGACCACTCGTTGATCGACGGCGAGGGAGAGGTGGTCGAGTCGTGGGTGCTCAAACAGGAACGCGAGTTCGACCTGCCGGGCGGCGCGACCGAGACCTACGGCGCGGGCACCTGGATGGTCGGGATCGAGTGGGGTGCGGACGCGTGGGACCGCATCCAGCGCGGGGAACTCACCGGGCTGTCCATCTACGGGATGGCCGACCACGTCCCACTCGCACGGTCGGTGGAGGCGCCGACGGCCGGCGGGTGCCTCGAAGCCGCCGAGTGGGCACAGGCTCGTCGCGAGGTCGCGAAGGACGTGACCGTCCCGTTCGCCGACGAGTCGGTGGTCCAAATCCTCTACGCCAGCCGGAACGTCGCGGCGAAGGCGGCCCGGCGCTTCGGCTTCGAGGGCGACCCCGAGGAGATCACGCACCGCCACGAGTACGACGGCACCGAGCACTGGATGCCCGCGCCGTCGCACGAGGAGTACGTCTCCGCGTACAACGAGTACGCCGAGGCGGACGGCTTCGGCCCGCTCGAAGACGGGGAGATCGTCGCCGCCAGCCTCTCGAAGGACGAGGAGGACCCCTGTTGGGAGGGGTACACGATGGTCGGGACCGACGAGAACGGCGACCCGAACTGCGTGCCCGACGACGAGGTGGACGACGTGGAGTTCGACAGTGCCGAGCCGCGGACGGACGTGAGCGTCGTCACACTAAAGGCGGGCGACGCGGAAGCGAAGGACATGGCACCGGACACTGCCGACGGCGGGGGCGACGCCTCCGACGGCGGCACGGACGGCGACCCGACGCTGGCGGAGCTGCACGCCAAGGTCGACTCGCTGCAGGAGACGGTCGCATCGGACACGAGTGGCGGCGAACCCACCGAGAAGCAGGACGCCCAGGAGGCAGCGGCCGAACTGGGCGAGGCAATGGACATGCGTCCGGGCGACATCATGGACGTGATCGAAGCCGCCGCCGGGCACGACGCGTCGGACGTGATCGACGCGATCGACAGCATCGAGTCCGGGCCGGACGAGATGGAAGCCGACGCCGAGTCGGAGGCGAAGGAGGAGCACGGCGACATGGACGACGAAGACGAGGAGGAGAAGACAGCCGAGAAGCGCGCGTCGGAGGCGCACCTCGGGAAGGGCACCGACGCGCGGCAGACGGCCGCGAAGGGGATCGACCGCGACACGGACGGCGGTGGGTCGCTGTCGTACCAGGCGGCGGCCGAACGGGCGGAGACGACGGAGGACGAGTAACATGAGCGCAACCCCACAGTTCGACAGCCGCATCGCCAAGAGCCGCGCCGAGATCGAGCGGTCGCACGACACGCTGTTCCGGAAGTCGTTCGACGACCTGGACGACGGCACCATCTACCGCGACCCGATGGGCTGGAAGACCCCCGGCGGCGCGGGCGAGGAGACCGTCGAACTCCAGAAGGCGCGCTGGAAACAGTTGGCCGAGGAGCCGGTGTTCGGCGACGGCTCGTCGGTGATCGAGAAGTGGAACGAACTCCAGCGGAAGGGCTTCTCGGTCGAGGACACGACGAAGGAGATCCAGAAGAACCTGGACACGGGTGACTGGACGCTCCCGCTGGACATCATCCCGGAGGTGTTCGTCGTCAACCCCGAGCGGCTGCCGATGGCCGACATGATGACCCGTGTCGCGACGAACGACGACGAGGTCGTGCCGACGCCGCTCACGGAGCACCCCGAGTTCGAATTCGAGCTCGAAACGACGACCGACACCGAGGGCTCGTACGAGTACAAGGACCCGACCTACGAGTCGCTCTCGTTCGAAGTCGTCGGGATGGGGGCCGCGACGCGA